GCATCATTTCCATGGCCTGCGCTTGCGCTTGCTGCTGCTGTTCAGCTTTCTGCGCTTGGCTGGCTGCATCGTTTGTTTTGATTATCTTGGACGGTACGCCCGCATATTCACCGTATTCATCAATAGCTTGGAATGAATCAAACTTATGGCGGGCTTCAGGATATAGCCCGACAAGGCCAGAAACGAATGCGTATGAACGTTCGATAGCACGCAATGCAACAGCGTTTTGTGCCTGGTGAAGCACAGAAATATATTCAATCTTCAATGTGACGCCCTGCAACTCTTCTGGCGGCGTGGGTAGAAGGTTATTACGCGCCATAATCGCAAAGGTGCGGTCAATGATAGGGTCAAGAAGTTCGTTGTTTAACTGCTGAAGAACATTGCCAAGCATAAGCAACTTTTCTTCGTGACGCTCTTCAACTTCACGCGCGGTAATGCCGCTGCGTCTGTCATTGGCCAGCATAAGGAACAGATCTTCATACAATGCAGAACTAATGCGGCGCTGAACCTCTTGTATGTCGTTGGTTAACTCACCAATAGGTGTGCGTACTTCATACAATGAGCGTAGGCCTTTGCCCTCACTTTGAGAGTCTTCAAAGGTAATTCCACCAGGCAATGCGCTAACAGGTGTGTTCTTCATGCTTGCAGGGGCAACCAAAGGCGGGTTGTTCATCTTGTCTAGTGACTTGGCCTTTGACTTCTCTTCGTGCTGAAGTTGTTTATTATCGCCCAGGGCTTCCATGCATGGGGATATTGAGTAAACATCTTCGCCTACAGCTTCCCAGCGTGGTGTGGCTTGTGGAAACTCGTGATAGCCACTAACGGCCAATACCTTGTCCTTCGGTGCATCATCTTCATACACAACCTGGATATATGGCATGTTCTCTTTATCCATTGCCCGGCCAAAGTCACGGTCTTCATTCGGCATAATCGCAACCGTAATTGACACGTCACCTTCAGTGTTGTGCTTCTCATAAAGGCTTTTTACGGGTGCGCTAACTTTATCAAGGCCAAACTCACGCACTAACTGGCGTGGAGTCTTGTTCAAGCGGCGTATAGTTGTATCAACCTCAAGCTTGTCATTCTGTGCAATGTAATAAGATCCGCATGTGAAGTTGGTACAGTGAATAACCTTTTCAAAGTCTTCATCAATGTTTAAGTTTGCGGTACCAAACAAGCCAAGTTCTTTGTAGCACTGCGGCAATACGTTATAGAGATTAGACTTTTGGAAGACATAGCGCATGCGGCGTTCAACTTCTTCCAGGTAAATCTTCACATTGTAGCTTTCACGCAGTGAAGGATCTGGCGTAGATAGTCTAAACCATGGTCTTGCAGGGTTTGTAACGCCTGTCATTAGGCCACTAACAAGTGTACGCAGCGCACGTAGGCCAGTGTTGTTGATGATATTGTGAAACTTTTTAAAGTCTTTGTTCTTATCAGACAGCAAAAAGCGGCCGCGAACCGGTGAAAAGAACATGGAACATTCTTTCCAATAGTCTATATGCACATCATGGATGCGCTTCATCTCGTTAGACTGCATTTCTACAGCCTTACGAAGCTTTGCGTAATCTTGCATATTTATTGACCTAGTAAGGTTTTACGTGCGGTTGTCGCTGATCCCAGGCCAGAAGTAAGGATTGTCCCCTGGCGTCCTGCTGCTGCGATAGCGCGGTTTCGTGTTTTAGAACGGCTTTCCACCACTTTGGCGTCTACATATCGTTCAATAGGTGCAGGCGGCGTGGCTTTCTGCACTTCAGGTGTTTTAGGCTTGGATCCACCACACATGGCTTAACTCCTTAAATTGGTTCGTAATCAGATATTGCGTTTTGGTGTGTTGCCGTTTCATGGTGTGTTTTCACATTGACCGGGAAGGCAAAGGTGAGCGCCAATACGTCAGCGCGGTTAGGCGAAGGAAGATTCTTCTTTTTCATGTCTTCCTTACTTTCCAGGCGGATGGTTCCGTCTGCGGTAGGTATCGTTTCAACGGAAAGCAATTCATCGCGTAAGACCGGATCTTCGGGTATTGCGCCCCCTGCCTTGATCCAGGACTTAGCTTCTTTCCACATTTCATCACGCTTGTTGAAATAGCCTTTTCTTGTCGCTTTACCGCCAAAGGCTACTAGCCGCCAAACCCGCCCCATGGTTTCACCAGCCGAGTAGATGCCGGTGCCATACCCCTGATCAATGAACACAGCGTCTGCTTTGTATTCGTCCTCATAGGCGGCTAATTTCTGCGCAATTAAAAAATCATTATCGTTCTTTGGTATGACTTCAAGGATCTTGAACATCAAACCCTGGCGCACACCAATAACCAGGTCATCTTCACCAGTCCAGGCGGGATCACATGCAAGTATTGTTGGCGCAAATTCGTATTGTTCTTTGCGTAAGTGCTTGCCGTAAGCCCTATCAACATCGCTTTCAGCAATAAATTGACGTGCAGACATATTCGGGAATATTCCTCTAATACGGATCTTGGCGAAGTCTGAATCTTCACCGTGATCTTCAATCCATTCGTCAAGCTTCTTTTTGTTGGTACCTTCAACCGTACGGCTATCAATCTGATAGTTGATCCAGCGTTTCTTAAACTTTCTGAAGCACTCACGGAAGCGGCCTGTGTTCTTTGTGGGGTTCCCAAAAGCTACCCATATAATAACCGTGTTTTCATCGGTCAGTGCGCCTTCGGTAACTTCCCAGACATTGTCATGGATGGCCGAAGCTTCGTCATATACAACCAGGATCACTTTGCCTTCATTGTGAAGACCAGCGAACGCTTCTGTGTTGTCTTTAGACCAGCTTACTGCGTCAGCACGCCAAGATTTCTCGTGTCCCTTACTAATTGAGAATATGGATAAGGAATTAACCTTAAACCAGTGGGCGTTGATAGCGGATCTAAACCATTTAGAAACTTCAGGCCATGTCTTTGTTCGTAGCTGCGTTTCTGTGTTGGCCGTAACAACTATACGGGCGTCAACGAAGCAACTCATAACGTAGTTGCACAGCATGGAAATAAGTGCGGATTTACCAATACCGTGGCCAGAAGAAACGGCCAGCTGAATTGGCATATATCTTGTTTCAGGATCAGCAAGCCTGTCCTGTATGTCTTGCAGTATCTTTAACTGCCATGTTCTTATGAATTTGCCTTTAAGCCAATCAAAGCCCCAATCAAAAGCAAATGTAACCCAATCAACCGGTTTTAACTGGCAATCAGCAGCCTTCTGTATTATCTGCTGTTCCTGCTCCGGTGTCAGTGTCGTCATCAGTTCCTTCTACTCGCTCACAGGCGCGTGACAATCTATCTGCCAAGGACTTTGAAAGATCTGCATTCAAATCAACCTCTTGTTTGTCGCGCCATTTTTGTGGATCTCTATTCTTTAACCAGAATATTACGGCTGCTGTTTCTGGTGGGTAATGCTTGGTAACTTCGTGAGAGATAATACTGCCCTCACTAACGAAAACTTTTTCTTCTTGGTGTGTGTAGCCACAAGCCCGGTTATAAAGACTTTCCGCCACATTCGCGTCTGCAAATGTCTTGCCCCTTTTTATGGACTGTAAAAAGTCTGGAAAATCCTTCTTCCAGTTGTTGACTGTCTTCTCACAAACTTCAAAAAAATCAGCTAAATCTTTGTCAGTAGCACCAAGCAAACAAAGCTTTCGCGCCTGTTCAGCGTATTCTTCTTTGTATTTGGTATCAGCCATAGAAATCCTAGAAAAAGAAGGCTGCAGGCAAACACAAGTTAGCAACACGTAGCAACACAATGCCCGCAGCACATAAGTTCAACATATGAAGGAGGTTTCACGTTCAAAACGGAGCCATAAAAAAAGCGCCCCCGTTTCCAGTAGGCGCATTTCTCAAGCGTGACTTAATCATGTCATATGGGGTGGCACCCCGTCAAGATTTTTGATGCAGGGTTTGTATCGGTCTTTTGTTTGATTGTTTGTCAGAGGGCAATTCATAATAACCAACAAGCTTGTTCAACGCATCCTTCAAAGCCCGTAGTCTTGCGCCTTTGCCTGCGAATTGATAATGCACGCACACTTCAAGCAACACGTCCCATTCTAGCGGTTCAAGCAGTGGATAAATATTATCTAATGCTTTTTGTGCGTCTGTTTTTGTGGCCATAAAAGCGTCCACATCACCCGCTGTAGATCTGATGTGATCACGTTCATAAATAGAAATTTGCCGCGGAAACACACCGGAATTAAAGCAAAGATCAGCATATCTGCCGCCCGCAATCCACATTTGACGATTAATAACCTTGTGTTTGCGGTAATAATCCAGCGGACACGTCTGGTTGGCACGGACACGGACTTCTTTTGCGCCAGTTTTATCTTCTGATGGGTATTGATAACGCACGCCCCCTTCTTGCAACAAACGTTGCTTTGTAGGCGGCACTCCAAGCTTCTGCCAATGTTCACCCAACTGTTCTGCGCGTTTAAGCTGTTTTTCTGCATCGACCGTGCGGCTGATATACTTTTGGAATGCCTTGCGGTCATCTTTGTCTGGGAAGATCTCTTTTAATTTCTTGCCTTCGCTTATCTGTTCGCATATTGCTGAAAATTCTTCGTAACTTAAATCCATGTGTCCACCTTTCCCGCTATGATTAAACTATGACTTCGACTTCAGGAATCATGACTGGATCAACACGCTGTTTGAATTCACGGCGCTTGCGTTGATAGGCAAATTCAAGCTCTTTACCTTCGCCAATGATATTTTTTATGCTGTTTGCGCTTAAACGCTCAAATACCGTTTGGCGTGTAACGCACATCAAGTCATAGCTTTCAAAGGTTAGGCGTGCTTTTTTCGGTGTAATGTCGCGCTTAACCTGGCGCAAGAAGAAACAAACACCAGCCGCCACCGAAGGATTTGCGCGTGCCGTTTCCTCTACCCAGGCAGGCAGGTTTTCGCCATATCGCATTTTGTACCAGTTCAGAGTGTATTCAACACCACCGCCCATGGCTGTGCCCAACTGCTCTTCCGCTTGTTTTTGTTTGTCTGCAT